CATCAGTGCGCCCGGCGGCACGCGCCTGGCACTCACCAAAACCTATCACGCGATTCGTGGCGTGCACCTGACGGTGCAAGACGATGGTGGCGACGCCCGCACGGCACGCGTGATGGACAAGAACGAAACCCTCGGCCCGCTCATCAAGACATTCGATTCAACCAGCACCGCGACCGCCGGCACGGTGGACGCAATCATTCAAGGATACTGACCATGCCCACCGCATTGCCCCCCGCAGCAGACTTTACCGGCGCCACCGTCACCGAAGGCCAATTCAAGACCGCGCTGACATCCTTGCGCACATTCCTGGCTGAACTGCTGGGCGCCGACGGCAGCGTTGCCACCGCGCTTGGCACGCTTGGTGCCGCAACGCCTGCGGAAATGCAAGGTTATGTCGCCGAGGTTGACGCCGATCGCGTTGCGGCGCAGGCGGCTGCCGTCGCGGCACAAGCCGCATGGACGGCGGCACTCGCGGCCAACCCGGACCTTAACCCGTTCGGGCGCATGAACCCCTCCACGCTGTCGGCGGATGTCACGCTGGCAGCCGGATACAACGCCGTCTCTGCCGGCCCCCTGACCATCGGCGAAGGGGTGGAAGTCACCCTGGCTGATACCTCCAACTGGACCATCGTTTAAGGAGCTTCATCATGAGCAATCTCAACCTTCGCAGCGTCACCGGCATAGATGGCGGCCCGGTCATGTTCCCCTCCGGCATCAGTATCGGCGCCGGCGCCCCTGGCGGCGTGAATAACATCGGCACCGCCGGCGGCCAGGGCTTCGGCGTCGGCGTCTGCCCCGGCCCGCTGCCGGCCGGCATGGGCGCGCTGTTCGGCTACAGCGATCCATCGTCGGACAACTACGGCAACTACCAGTACAGCGACGGCAGCGTCATGTGCTGGATTCCGGCTTTCTATTACAAATGGGGCACGGGCGCCAACGGAGTCACGCTTAACCAGGTGGTCATCAAGGCATTCAGCGAATATGCCGATGTGGCCACCGCCAATGCCGCCGGCTACGCCTTGCATCGGGCTTTCTATGATGGCGGCGCGGTGCAGCAGGGCGTGTTTGTCGACAAGTACCTGCCGAGCTATAACGGCGGCGTTGCCTCGTCGATCAAGAACGGCATCGTGCTTACCAGCGCCGCACGCGGCAGCCTGAGCAATGAAGTGTTCTCCGATCTGACCGGCGCGCCATCGGCCACGTATGGCGGCGCCATCGCGGCCGCCAAGACGCGCGGCAGCGACTTCTTTTGCTCGTCACGCTTCATTTTCTCAGCGCTGGCCATGCTGGCTTACGCGCACGGGCAGGCCAGCGTTGCCACCACCTATTGCGCCTGGTATCACGCCACCAACAACTTTCCGAAAGGCAACAACAACGACGCCCTGGGCGATGCGCAAGACGCCACCATTGCCTACACCTATGACGGCAACGGGACCTACACCGGTGTCGGCAAGACCGGTTCAGCCAACATCTTTGCGCGCACCACCCATAACGGCCAGAACAGCGGCGTGGCCGACCTCAATGGCCTGGTGTGGGAAATCACGCCGGGCCTGACCAGCAACGGCACGAACCTCTACATCCTCAAGACATCGGCCCGAATGAAGGATGTCACCGGCAGCAACACGCTCGCCACCGACTTGTGGGGTGCTACCGGCATTGCGGCGCTGTATGACGACCTCGGCACCGCCTACGAGGTGTGGCGTGAAACCGGGGCGGATCGCTCGATCAGCTATGGTGCGGCGACTCAGGTATTCAGCGCATCGACCAGCGGCAATGGCTGGAATTGGGCCGGTGCTGGCGGAATGCTGACGACTGGCGATGGCGGGACCAATGCGTTTGGAAGCGATATTTTCTACGATTACAAGCCGAACGAAATGTGCCCGGTCTCGGGCGGCTACTGGACCTACTCGTCGTACGCCGGGGTGTGGGCGTTGAATCTCTTCGGTGTGCGGGCGGCCTCCTACCTCTACGTGGGGTTTCGCGCGGCCTTGTATCTCTGAGCCCTGAGCGATAGCGATGGGGCTCCATGACGAAGCCAAGCTGGACCGCAAATTCATGGAATTCGCGAAGCTGATGAACATTCATCTGAATCACTTTCCGAAACACGAAAAGTACGGCCTCGCGCTGGAAATCCGGCGCACGGCCTATGCGGTGTATGGCTTCATCGTGGAGGCGCAGAAGCGCTATCACAAGAAAACCGCGCTTTCCAGTCTCGATGTCGAACACGAGAAGCTGCGCATGCTGGTTCGCCTGGCGTTCGAGTTGGGCTACTTCGAGTTTAAGGATGGCAAGCGCGAGCAGAAATCCCCGGCAGCGGCAGGCGAGCATCGCTACCTCGCCTTGTCGCGGTTGGTGGATGAGTTGGGCAGGATGATCGGCGGCTGGATCGTCGTCGATCGGCAGTTAGCAACACGGGAGGCGTCTTAACATGTGCCCGATCTCAGGCGGCAACTGGAACAACTCGTCGAACGCCGGGGTGTGGACGTTGAATCTCAACAATGTGCGGACGAACTCCAACAACAACGTGGGGTTTCGCGCGGACTCGATTTCACCTCACGGGTCGGTTACAGGCCGCAGTGGAATCAAGGGAGACGCTTTCCGGCGCGCCGCGGTATCAGCAGTCGAGCGGCGGCGAAATCGGTGGGCTTCCACGATTCTGGTAGGCGCCATGTCGCGCTCGAAGGTCTCGTGACATGAAGCGCATCGGATTCTTGTACGAACAGGCATTTACGCCAGAGGCACTGCTGGCGGCGTTTCATATGGCCGCCAGACGCAAGCACGGCAAGCGGTCCTGCTTCAACTTCGAAACGCGGCTAGGCAACAACCTGGACAGCTTGCACCGCGAACTGGCGGACGGCAGTTATCAGCCGCGCCCCTACTACAGCTTCATGGTCTATGAGCCGAAGCCGCGTCGCATCTACGCGCCAGCCTTCCGTGACCTGGTGGTGCAGCACGCCATCTACGCCGCGGCCGGGCCGATCTTCGAGCAGACCTTCATCGATCAATCGTTCGCCTGTCGCATCGGACGTGGCACGCACAAGGCTGCCGACTACGCGCAGGCGGCACTGCAGGCCGTGCCGCGCGACAGCTACACACTGAAGCTTGATATTCGCAAGTTCTTCTACCGCATCGATCGGCCGATTCTGCGCAGGCTTATCGAAGCGAAGGTCAAGGACAGTCGCTTCGTTGATTTGATGATGCAGTTTGCCGACCACGGCGAGCCGGTTGGCATCCCCATCGGCAATCTGTTGAGCCAGCTTTACGCGCTGATCTACCTGAACCCGCTGGATCACTTCATCAAGCGCGAGCTTGGTATCCGGCACTACTGCCGCTACGTCGATGACTTCGTGCTGTTCGGCATCAGCCGCGACGAGGCGATCAGCTACCGCGAGCGGATCGTCATGTTCCTGACCGGTCTCAAGCTAGAGCTATCAAAATCGACCATCGCGCCCGTCTCGCGCGGCGTGAATTTTGTCGGCTACCGCACCTGGGCGAGCTGCCGCTTCGTTCGCCGGCACAGCCTTTACACCTTTCGCAGCGCCCTCAAGCGCGGCCGGATGGACAGCGCGGTATCCGTGCTTGGCCATGCGCGCCGCACCCATTCCTTGCAGCACATGCTGCGCCATTTGAAGGAGCACCACCATGCCTACACTCATCAGCTACCGCAAGCATATCGACGCCCTGGTCACCCGCGAGCTGCGGCTGCCTGAGGGCGATAATCACCAGCGCATCGGCACTGAGCTGGCCACCATCGACGGCACGACCTACGTCAGCCTGCCCGATGACGCCACCCTACCGGCTAGCCAGCCGGCAGAAATTGCGGCAAGCATCCAGACGGTTACGCTCACTGTTGCCTTGCGTGAGGCCATCAAGTCCGCCAGCCCGCAGGTGCGCGTGATCCACGCAATGGTGGCCGAGAAGATTGCCGAGCAGTACAGCCTGGCCGACGAGATCAAGCTGCTGCGCACGGCGCCAAGCGCGGAATTCGAAGCGTACAACTTGCACGCCGAGGCGTGCCGTGGCTGGGGGCGTGCGCAGAAGGCGGCACTCGGGTTGTGATGAAGCGCGCTGTCTTGATCCTGCTGCTGGCCTTTGTGGGCGTGTGGGCCGCGCTGCTGCTGGGCGGCTGCGCCACCAGCCCGGCACCGATCGAGATCGGCGCCGAAGCGCCGCCACCGGCAGGCTGCATCGAGGGGAGGGCGCGCGGTGTCGACTGCTGATCTGTTCATTCCCACCGCCGACCAGGTCGACGCCTTTGCCGCCGCGCACCGGCGCGTGCATGAGGGCTTCCGGTACGTGCACGACATCGAGCGCTGGCGCACACCGGAGCACTGGCTATCCACGCAGGACATGCTGGCCATGGACGCCGCCGACAACTACAGCGACGACTGCGATGGCCACGCCCTGCTGGTGCGCCGCGAATGCCGCGAGATCGCGCTGCCCAACCGCCTGGCGTTTTGCTACGTCCCGCCCCGAGGCGACTTTAAGGGCGGCTACCACCTCGGCACCGAATGTGGCGGCTGGTGGAGCTGCTGCAATCACGCCCACATCATCGACGTCAAGCGCACCGGCTACGAGCTGATCAGCGTCTCCGGCTTCAACGCCGGCGAGCCGTGGCACTACGTCAAGGGATTCGACATGGCCGCAGGCTGGCCGCATGAAAGGGACCACCGTGGCTGAAAGCACAACCGGCAGCCTGATGGCCAGCACCGCCGCCAAATCCGCCGCCAGCGGCAGCGGCATTGCCGCCACCTTGCCGCTGGACCCCGTAACCATGGGCATCGGCCTCGTCGCCGCCCTGGTGGCCCTGCTGCACACCGCCCCGCCACCCGGCGAAAACCGCACGCCGCTGCGCATCTTTGCCCTGGTCGCCGGCAGCGGCTTCCTGGCCGGCGTGTTCGTGCCCGTGGCCGTGGCCGGCGGCACCGCCTACCTGCCCTGGCTCACCGGCGCCGGCGATCGCCCGCTGCAGCTTGCCGCCGCCGCCCTGATCGGCGCGGCACCGCACGTCGCGCCCGTGCTCTGGCGCCTGTGGCGCGAAACCAAAGGGGCCCCACGATGAACCTGCTGCAGATCCTTGCCGACCTCGTCGCCGTGCTGATGGCCGGCGCCGTATTCGCCCGCGCGCTGTGCGTGGTCTACCGCACCACGCCGCGCCACCACCGCAACCCGCTGCTGTTTCTTGGCTTCGGCTACAGCTACGTCGTGCTCGGCGCCGGCGCCGTCTTTGCCGCCATCGAGATCATCGCCAACCAGCACCTGGGCGAGCTGCCGCTGTGGCTGCTGCTGATCGGCAGCGCCGGTCTGATCGCCTTCGACCGCCGCGCGGTGCGCTGCTGGAGCCTGACCGAATGCCCAGCCGACAAGGAGCGCCGCCCACCATGCTGATCGCCACCGACTACTTCATGGGCCGCGACCGGGCCTACCCGCAGCACCTCACCGACGAGATCCGCACCAACGCCGCCGAGCTGCTGGGCCGCGTTAATCTGCTGCTGACTTGGGCGCTGCGCGACAACGTCCGCCCAGCGATCGACCAGCGCACCATCAGCCACGTCGCCAGCGGCTGGCGCCCGCCCGAAATAAACGACGCCACCGCCAACGCGGCCAAGCAAAGCCGCCACCTCACCGGCGAAGCCATCGACCTGCGCGACAACGGCAACCGCGACCTGGCGCGCTGGTGCCTGAAGAGCATCGACGCGCTGGAGGAAATCGGCCTCTGGATGGAAGACCCGCAGTGGACCCCGAGCTGGGTCCACCTGCAGATCGTGCCGCCCGGCAGCCGCCGCCGCGTCTATTGCCCGAGCAGCAAGCCGGCGCTGGTGGCCCGGCTGCCCGAGCAGGAAGGGCAGGGTGTGGCATGAACCCGCTGACCATTCTCGGCATCAAGGCGCTGGTGGTGATGGCCGCCCTCGCGGCGCTGGCCTGGGGCGTCCATGCCCTCGACCAAAGCCGCCAGCAGATCGGCTACGACCGCCGCGTGGCCGAAGACAACGCCGCGCTGATCAAAGCCCAAGCCGAAGCGCTTGCCACCGAGCGCGCCCTCAACCAGAAACTGGAGACTGCCCGAAATGAAGCCACAAAACGCGACCAGGCCATCACTCGCCATGCTGCTGCTGCTGATACCGCTGCTGAACGGCTGCGCCTGGCTCTCGACGCGATCCGCGACCTCCGTGGCCTGCCCGGCGATCCCCTCACCGCCGGCGATCAGCGAGCCGGCACCCTCGCCGAGTTATTTGGAGACTGCGCAGACCGTTATCGAGGGCTGGCACAAAAAGCTGACCGACACGCCAGCGACACCAGGACGTTAAGCGAGGGATGGCCGAAGTGAGACGATCAGCGGACCACCATGCAAAGCGCTGCCGGGAGATGGCTGACATTTTGATCGTGCCATTGCGGGAGGTTGCGCGTCGGCACGGATACGCCCTGGCTGTTCATGGCTCGCTGTCTTACGACATCGATCTGCTGGCCTGTCCTTGGCACGACATGGCAACAAGCCCTGAGTCTCTGGCGGACGCAATTCAGGAAGCCGTAAAGGCGATTAGCGGTACGTCAAAAATGGAAGGCCCGGAGAAAAAGCCGTTTGGTCGCCTGGCGTGGTCGTATCACATGGGCGGCGGGCCTTATGTCGATCTAAGCGTGATGCCCGGAGTGCGGGCATGAGATCCGGCATCCTGCGTGCGCGGGTGGCTGCGCTGCGGCTCAACCGATGGGCGCCGTGGCCGAGCCAGATCCGGCGCCGGCATGGGTATAAAATGCGAGCGCTGCGAAGCGTCAGGCCGCCTTCCGGCCCTGGGCTTGAAAAGACCGGATAACTCGTAATGCGGGGAATTGTGCGGATAGCCGTGGGGACGCCAAGAAATCCCCGGCTGCGAATTTTAGATGCAGCCGGGCGGTGAGCGCAGTCGGGCATAGCTCGATACGCTCCACCAGGCCGCCGATCAGCTCCTTGAGGGCTTCGCGGTCGACCGCCTGCAGGTTTTCTGCCAGCGCGGCCAGCATCGCCCGCACATCCTTTTCGCCTATCGCCCGAAAGACTTCGGCCGCCTGCTGCTGATCTTCCAGGCCCTGCAGCTCGCTGGCGATCTTCTCGCGCTGGCGCTCCAGTTCCTCGATCTTTTCCAGGAATGGCCGCGGCGCGGTCGATTCGCTCGCCAGCTCAGCCATGCGCCCGATCTTGACGGTGATCGCCGTCACCTGGCTGCGTAGCGGTTTCAGGCGCTCGTCGGGCGGCGGCGCGCTCATGCGGCGCGCTTCCTTGACCAGTTCGGCGACAAATACATCCGACACCATGTCGGCCTGCAGCATGCCGATCACGGCGGCCTCGATGGCTTCCTGGCTGACCCTGCGCCCCTTGCCGACCCGGTAGCTGCCGTCGCCGTCACCGTGCCATGGCTTGCCGTCTGGCGTCACCATCAAGCCGGAAAGCAGGTAGTCCGCCTTGGTGCGGTAGGTCTTGGCGCGGCCGGTGTCGAGGTGAGCCAGGATGGCCTCGGCCTGCTCGGTGCTGATCAGTTGGGCGTGGGTATCGTACTGGATCACCCAATCGGCCCGCGGCCGGCGCTTGGTGCCGCCCTTGTAGCCGCCACCGGGCAGGCGTTCGGTGTGGACGTTCCAGACAGTGTGCCCGGCATAAGTCAGCGCATTCCACTCCATGCCGATCAGGGACGAATCGCTGGCGGTCATTCCGGCCTCGCTGGATGCCTGCCGCCGGCTTACGCCGGCCGCACGGGCTTGCAGATAGACGCAGACCTTGTGCGCGTCATCCGACGGCACAAGGCGCGATTTGGTGACCGCCTCGCCTTCGCGCAGGGCGCCGGTGGCGATGTGCTCCAGCCGGTAGCCGGTCGGTGCCCTGCCGCCGGCGCGCCACCCTTGGCGCACGTTCTCCGCCATGCCGGCGATCCCCTTTTCCCGACTCATCAGGCTGTGCAGCTCGTCGAAGCTCTGCATGACGGCGCGGATGACCACATCCATCACCGTGTTCGTTTCTGGCACTTTGGCATAGAGGATCTTGATGCCGCGCTTTTCGCACTCGTAGTGCAGGGCGTGCGCCAGGTACTGGTTGCGGGCAATGCGCGAGGTGTCGAGCGCAAGCAGGTGATTCCAACGGCGATCCTTGTCCTTGATCTGCCGCAGTAGGGCCTGGAAGCCGGGGCGCTGGTCGTCCTTGCCGGATTCGACCGCGTCCTGGAAGGTTTCAACGATCGAGAGGTTGCGGGCCTTGGCCAGTTCGATCAGCTCGCGGCGCTGTGCGTCCAGGCTGACGTCGTGCCGGTCCTTGCTTGATCTCAGGTAGATCGCTGCGCTGTCCATGATGTTCCCACAATGAGATGATGACCGGGGCCATTAGCCTAGCCGCTGTCTTCGGATCTAGCAACCCGATAGACGGCAGCATGGTGATGGTGGTCGGACGCGGCATGGTCAGCGTCCAGCTTCCTCGCGCCGATATTCAGCGATCTGCTGCAGCAGGCTTTGACGGCCGCCAAGCTCGTAGCAAAAACCTAGCTCGGCAATCGAGTCAGCCAGATCGCCGCAGGTCTCGCACAAATACCAGTCGGACATCGGCACTTCGTCGCAGGCGATGCCGCGCATTTCCTCAAACTCTGTTGCCGGCCGGTAGCGCGCAATCTTTCGCGCCGTGTCGCCAACGCCGACTTTTGTGCCGCATGAGCAGCATTTGCGACTGCGTTTTGTTGCCAGCGGCGCCTCGTCCGCTGGTGCGTGCCACCACCAGTCGAAGCCGCCATCGTTGTCAATTGGACAGTACAGGCTCACAGCGGCCTCCAATGATTGACCAGCCCGCGCGCGTAGATAGCGGTGAAAACCAGCGCATTGGCGAACATTCCCCACTGCGCGGCGTGCCAGGTCTCGTAGATCCAGAAAGGCTGCGCGGAAAGCCCGACAATCCAGCCCCAGCGGCCAGCGTCGCGGCACGACAGCAGCCAGATGCCGATGGCGGAAAGGATCAGGATGGCGGACTGCGCGATCATGGCTTCACGCGATCGAGCGGACTGACAACGCCCCGCGGTTAGGGTTTTCCAGCGCATCCCACAACGCCACTACCGCCGCCCGGTGCTTGTCGTCGTAGCACAACTCCGGATCGTCCGATTCGTCACGAAGGTAGTTGTCGCAGTAGTGCCGCGCTGAATCCAACAGGCGCCTCAGTTGGTCGCTTTGTGCGTCGTGGTGATCGAGCCGGAGCCGGTACGTTTCAATGTCTCGCTGCCAGTTATTCAGTTGCAGCGCAGCGGCCCGCATAGCATTGGCCCAATGGGGTTTGTTGCCGGCCTCTGCTTTGTCAGCAATGTCGCGCAGTTCTTCTGCTATCGCATTCACGCCGCCACCCCAACAATCCCGCCCACGATCTTGCGCGCCCGGCCCCAGCTCCACACATGCGCCAGGTGCCGCAAATAATTGGCAAACTCGTTTTCATCCATCGACTGCACGCGCTCGAGAATGCTGATTTCCGGGTCCGGCTCGCCGGCCCTGGTGTGCTTCTTCGCCAGCAACTGCGGCACCTCGATGTCGGCCGCGCCGCGCAGCACTGGCGGCGGCGGGAATGGTGCGGCTGGCGTGGTCACCGGCAGCGGCTTCATCGGCTGCCCGATAGCGATGCCGGCGCGCTTTGTGTTCAGCGGGTGGAATTCCGGCTGCACCATGCCCGAGCCAAGGCGGTATTCGTATGTGGCATTGCCCGTGGCCGGCTGCACCTTGCAGCGCGTCACCAGCCCACGCTCGACCAGCTGCTGCCCCAACGCGCTCAAGCTGCCGTGATTGACCTTGGCGCGCTCGGCCAGCTCGGCGCTGCGGATGCTGACAGGCCGGAATTCCTTGTCCCGGCCCAGCGCCCGCAGCACCGCCAGTACGCGCTCGGTCGGGCCGTCTGGTGTTGGCTTGCGCCCGCGGCTCACGGGTTAACCTCGACCACGGCAGCGCTGACCAGGCGCGGCGCCATGCCCGTGCTGGTGCTGGCGCTGCTGTAAATGCGGCAGCGCGCGCTGCGGCCGTTCGACACGATGATCGATGTCTCGCCGGCGCTGGGCATGCAGCCCTTCTCGAAAGATTCCGCGGCGGCGATCTTGGCCTCGGTGTTCTGCTCGATGCGGTCGGTGATGTTGTACGCGATCAGGATCACGGCGACCAGCATGGCGGCGTGGGCGATGTTCTTCATGCGGCCACCCGATCGACGGCATCGGATTCGACAACGCGCAGCGGCGCGCGCGTCGTGTCGATCACCGGGCCCTCGCCTTCACCGGCCAGATGCGCGCCCTCCGGGTAGGCTTTGGACACCACCGCCAACCCGATCGCGTTCTCGATCGCCGGCACATCGCATTCCAGCAGATCGAGCGCGCAGCAGATGGCATCGAGCGTGCCCAGCGCGTTGACGATGTAGGTGCGGCTGTTGCCCTGGTGGATAAATCGGACCGCGTGCTTTCTCAGCATGTCAGGCTCCTAGATAAGGCGCGGCTGCGCCGGGTGGTGTTCAGATTGACGACGAGACAAGGCCGAGCGCTCCAGCGCCCAGCGCAGCACCGGCACCGCCAGCGCCCGCTCGAAAGTCCAGCCGTGGAATCGCAGCAGGCGCGCACGGCCAAAGGCGGCACGCAGCTCGTCGGTGGTGATGGGTGGATTGACACTCACGGCAGCCGCCTGGCGTCACGGCACGGAGCGCAAGCGCCACCGACCAGCCGGCCGGACCACTCGCCGCAGAAGTCGCAGTCGCCGGCGTTCCCTTCAGGAATCGCGGCCTGCGCCCGCACCGCCGCCACATTCCGCGCCAGCTCTGCCTCGCTATGCGCCTGCGCCTGGTCGATCTCGTCTGCCATTGCTGCCTCCGTCGGTGTTCGATGGCGGCAAGTATAGGCAGGCTAAACAGCAGATGTCAAGGGGCGCTTAACCTTTTGTGCAAAAAAATTAGACCAGCTTGACTCCGCAGCGCGGGCAGGTTTTGTCGGCCTTTGTGACCACCCGGCCGCAATCGCATTGAAGCGGGGCCGCGCCGAGATCCGCCTGGCAATGTTTGCACCGTGTCGCGGCGGCATTGATCGGCTCGGCGCAGTAAGGGCAGGCGCGCGCTTTTGTGATTCCGCGCGCGGTCTGGACATTGGAAGTGCACGCCCACACAAGCGCAAGAATCCAACCGATAGCTGTCCAGCCTAAAAGAATGTTCAGCACCCCGATGGCCAGCTGGCTGCGGTGCTTGCGGTAAATGGCCACCCAGCACGGAACGAAATAGACCGCCGCCGCTATGACAAAAAGAACCCAGCCCATCTATGCCTTTCGTATGGCGGCACGCTTGCCGCGTAGGCGTCAAGCTACATCAGGCCGAGCGCTTTGTCGATATTTTAGGCTTTACGGAATAGGCCGATTCCGACTCCGCAACGCGGAAGACGGCATCCTGGCCGCGCTCGTCGAGATCGCGGAATAATCCAGAAAGCCGTTGCAGCCGCACATCCTCCATTCTGCAATCCGTGCCCGTCAGTAGCCAGTCGATCGAACAATCAAGCGCGTCGCGCAGCAGCAAAAGCGTGTCGACCGACGGCATGGTGCCGCCAGATTCCCACTGGCTTACCGCGCTTTTGCTGGCGTTGCACAGTTCCCCGAGCTGGTCCTGGGTAAGGTTACGCTCGAGGCGGCGCGCTTTGATTCGGGTCTTGAAGTCCATGGCTTGAGCTTAAAACCGACGGATCAAAAAAAGGTTTAGTAGGGCTTGACAATTAAAGTGCAGCGGCGCTAAACTTGGTCCATGGATCTTGTAAAGCGCATCTGCCAGCACATGGGAATCACGAAATCCGAGCTTGCCGTTCGGCTCGGCGTGACCAAGGGGGCGGTCAGTCAATGGCCGCCGATTCCATTCCAGCACGCCATCCCCATCGAGCGGATGACCAATGGCGCCTTCCGCTGCGAAGAAATCTATCCCGACGCTGACTGGACGTACCTGCGCACCACCGATTGCCCTGCCACAACGCAGCAGGAAAAGAAGGCAGCGTGACCACCGACCTCCTGTGCCTGGCGCAAAGCCGGGCCTTCCCCACGCGCCGCCTATTCGCGGCGTGTGGGTTTTTCTATTCGACACCATTCCAACAACAACAAGAGGGAACCCATGCTGGAACGAATCGAGGAAGCCATGGCCGCTGACCTGGTGGACCTGCGCGCGAAGATCACCGACAAGACCAACCAGGTCCTCGAGGCGCATGCCATTGCCTACAAGCTCGAAAAGTCCGAGGTAGTGCGCAAGGCGCTCGAGCAGTGGGCTGACGATCAGATCCATATAGCCACTGTAGTCGTCCGCCTCACGCGCGGCGAGGGAGCCACCCCGTCGTGAGAGGGAGAGCCGGGCGCATGACACCAACCCCGCACCCCTCTGGCGTGCTGCTGCTGGCGCTGGTGGCAATGCAACACCACGCAACCAAGCGCGCGGGTCCTCCCTGGGCTTTTCTACTGGGGGTCATTGCGAGCGCGACATCGCGCTAGGGTTTGGCTATTTAACATAGGCAACCGATAGATTGGGACTATGATTAAGGTTGAGATTAAGGGGCTGGACAAGACGCTGGCCTACCTTTCGGGGGCGCAGAAACAGGTTCGATTCGCGGCGGCGAAGGCGCTGACGCAGACGGCGGTGGCGGTAAAGGCCGAAGTCGGGCGGAACATGCCGGCGGAACTGGACCGGCCGAAGCCTGGGACGACCAGGGCGCTGCGGGTGGAGAAGGCGACGCGCGACAGCCTGACGGCAGTGGTGCGATTGAACCAGCGCGGCGAGGGCGTGCCGGCGCAGGAGTTTATCGGGCACAACGTCACCGGCGGGAGGCGCGGCATGAAGCGCTCCGAGATCATGCTGCGGCGTGCCGGCATCCTGCCGGACGGGATGTACACCATTCCCGGCAAGGAAGCGCAGCTCGACGCCTACGGCAACATGAGCCGCGGCCAGATCGTGTCGATCCTGTCCTACTTCCGCACGTTTGGTGCCACGCCGCTCAACTCGAAGCGCATAAACATGACGGACAAGACGCGCGCGCGGCGGGCAAGGCAGCGCACTGACTACTTCGTGGTGCCGATCCGCGACCGCAAGTTGAAGCTGTACCCCGGCATCTGGCAGCGCAAGGGCGACAACACGCTGGCGCCGGTGCTCATGTTCGTGCGGCCCGGCACGCACCGCAAGCTGGTGAAGCTGTACGAGACCGGCGACAAGGTGGTGAAGCGCGACTTCAACCGGCTGTTTGACGCCGCCTTCGCCGACGCCATGAGGACGGCCCGATGAGCTGGATCAACTTCCGCGATGCCGAGGCGCAGATCCTCGCTGCCGGAATTCTGCCGGACAAGGATCTGGCGATCGACGGCCGCATTCAGCGCTGGAAGACGGCGGACAGCAAGGGCAACGAAAAGCCGGGCTGGACGCGGCTGCGGGAGTGGCAGTCAAAGGCCGGGCACCGCTACGTGGTCGGCTGCTTTGGCATCTGGTCAGGCAACCATGACGGCTACACCAAGATCGAGCTGCCGAAGAAGGATGACGACCCGCAGCGGCCGGCCCTGTCCGACGAGGACATCGTGGCCGCGCGCGAGGCGCAGAAGGCCGCGGCCAAGGCCGTCGCCGACGAGCGCAAGCGCGAAGCCAAGGTCGCCGCCGGCTGGGCCGCGCAAGTTTGGTCCGCCTGCGCGCCTGTCGCCGAGCACGAATACCTGGCGCGCAAGCAGATCCCGCCTTCCGGCACGCGCGTATTTGGCGGGCTGGGCGAGCTGCGCCTGGCCGGCATTGATGACGGCAATCAGTGGCGCCTGCAGAAGTCGGTCGGCGCCCTGGTGGTGCCGATGCACGACACCAACGGCAACGTGTGCGGCATTCAGTTCATATTTCCCGCCGCGCATGAGCGCACCGGCAAGGAATTCTGGCCCACCGGCATGGCCATGGGCGGCAGCTTCGGCATCATCGGCCACCTGCGGCGCAATGGGGTGCTGCTGCTGACCGAAGGATTCGCCACCGCGGCGAGCCTCGCCGCCGCCACCGGGCAGGCCGTGGCCTACGCCTTCAGCGCCAACAACCTGGGCAAGACCGCCAAAGAGATCCGCGCCAAGTACAAGCAGCTGCGCATCCTAATCTGCGCCGATGACGACTACCTCACCGAAGCCAAGCAGGGCACCAACCCCGGCGTCGCCGCCGCGCAGCTTGCCGCCAGCAGCATCGAGCTGGCCGACTGGATCAAGCCTGACTTCATCGCCGCTGATGGCACCGATCTGCGCAACGGCAAAAAGCTCACCGACTTCAACGATCTGCACGTGCTCACCGGGCTACCCCTCGTCCTGGCGAACCAGATCAACGCCAAGCTCGACGCGCTGAAATGGAAAGACGCGCAACCCGTCGCGCTGCCCGGCAACCAGGGGGGCGGGGAAGGCGACGGCGGCAAGGGCCGGCGCGGCGCCATGTCCGTCATGCCGCTGGACGACATCGTCGCGCGCTTCGTGCCGCTGGACGACGGCACCGGCAAGTACGTGTTTGACGCCTGGACCAACAAGATCGCGCACCGCGAGCAGATGATCACCCTGCTGCCGGCCGGCGTTCGCGGCGACGACATCAAGCGGCACCCGGTGTATGTCGAGCGCGGCGCCTACTACCTCGACCAGGTCGGATTCGATCCGTCGGGCAACGATCGCACCGTCAAGCTCAACACCTGGCAGGGCTGGCCGATGGAGCCGAAGGCCGGATGCTGCGACCGCATCCTCGAGCTGCTGGCCTACCTGTGCAGCGGCGACCCGAACAGCGACGCGCTGTATCGCTGGGTGCTGCGCTGGATGGCCTACCCGCTGCAGAACCCCGGCGCCAAAATGTCCAGCGCCATCATCATGCACGGCCCGCAGGGCACCGGCAAAAGCACCGTCTGGCAATGCCTGGCCAAGATTTATGGCGACTACGCCACGGTGCTGAACCAGCGCGGCCTCGAGGATCGCTTCAACAGTGATTGGGTCGATTCCAAGCTGTTCATCCTGGCCGAAGAAGTCGTCACCCGCGCCGAAATGTGGCACATCAAAAACGAGCTGAAAGAGCTGATCAGCGGCGAATGGATACGGGTCAATCCAAAGAACGTCGCCGCCTACCGCCAGCGCAACCAGGTCAATGGCGTGTTCCTGTCGAACGAGAACCAGCCGCTGCCACTGGATAACGACGACCGCCGGCACTGCGTCATCTACACCCCGCCCGCCGTCAGCGAGGGCTACTACGACGAAGTGCATCTGGAGATCGAGCGCGGCGGCGTGGCGGCGCTTTACCACTACCTGATGACGCTCGACCTGGGCGACTTCCACCCTAAAAAGCGCCCGCCGATGACCGAGGCCAAGGCCGCGCTGATCGCGCTCTCCACGCCCAGCGAAATGCGCTTCGCCCTCGAATGGGTCGCCGGCGAGCTTGGACTGCCGGTCTGCCCGGCGATCAGCACCGACGTTTATGCCGCCTACCTGCGCTGGTGCCGCACGCACGGCGAAAGCCGGCCGCGGCCGGACAACCAGTTCCACGGCGCCCTGGCGCGCATGGCCGGCTGGTCGAAGGGGCGGCACCGCATCTACCTGGACACCACCTTCACCGGCGGCACCGAACCGCGCGTGCTGGTGCTGCCGCCCGACACCGCCATCAGCCCGCAGCACGTCATGAAGCCCGGTGGCAGCCAGGCCGTGTGGCTGACCGAGTGCGTGCAGGCGTTTTCTGAGGCGCTGGCGGACGCCGGCGGCGACAAGAGGGCCTTCGGATGACGCCTGTTCAGGGTACACGGCCCCGTGTTCAGGGTACCCTGAACAGCGCAAAGCCTTGCGGCACTAGGGCTGTGCAGGGTGTGCAGGGTGTGCACGCCAAACGCGCCCGTGTGCGCGTGCGCACGGGTTTTTCCTCGCGCGCGCCTGCGCACATATTCTTCACGTGCGCGCTTAGGGGGTATACCCACCACACCCTACACAGGGCAGTCGTGGCGCGGGTTTCCGGCGTTCAGGGTACCCTGAACATACCCTGCACACCCTGCACACCCCGTTTTATCCTGGGCCGGCGGCCATGATCGAAACCCGCGCCGCCTTCGCCCGCCGCATCGGCATCAACAAAAGCAACGTCACCCGCGCCGCGCAGGCCGGGCGCATCGTGCTCACGCCTGGCGGCATGGTCGACGTCGAAAAAAGCATTGAGCGCTGGTACGCCACCAAGGGCGGTCGGGACGACGTAGCCGCGCGCCACGCCGAAAGCAGGGGCGCGGTGGGGTCCGTGGCCCAGCCAACCGCAGAAAACGGCACAGCGGGCCGGGAAACCGCAACGGCGGCGCAACCCGACGTTGCGCCTTCCGGCGACGGTGGCACCCGCACCCGCTACAAGGCCATGGGCCTGCACTTCGAGAACCAGTCCATCAAGCTCGAAATGGCCCTGCGCCGCGGCCTGCGCTACCCGGTCGCGCTGGTCAAACGCGAGGCCCTGGGCATCGGCAGCAGCTTTCGCGCCGCTGTCGAGCGCGTGATTGACCAGACCGCCCCGCGCCTGGCCGTGATGCCCGACGACCTGAGCCGCCGCCGCCTGATCGATGCCGAACTTCGCCGGCTGCGCTGGATGATCAAGTCCGAACTGCCCAAAGCCCTGCGCCGCATGCGCGCCAGCGGGCAGGCAGGGGCAAAAGTCGGCGCTGGCGGGGCGGCGGAATGAATAAATCACCGTATCCGCGCAAGTGTTCCCATGGCGCGCCGTTTTTCCCCGTGCAGCGGTGCATTGATTGCGAGATCGCGTGGGAAAAGGAAATGCTGATCGACGCAAAGAAATCGGTCGAAAAGCACCGCGCAAAACTTCACTGGCTGCAGCGCGAAAAACGCGGCGCGCCGTACCCGAAATGACCAAAGCCGCTCGCGCCGCCATGCCGCTGGTCACCGCCTGGATCGACGACCTGCGCGGCGCCTTCGGCACGGACCTGATCGACGGTCTGATCCGCAAGGCCACCGTCGAGGGACTGCCAACGTTTTACGCCAGCGAGAACGGGCGCACCGTCGGCGTGCCGTTGCCGGCGCTGCGCGGGGTCGAGATCAGCGCGGCCGACATGGCTATCAACCCACCAAAAAAGGAATCCGATGCAGATCGAAACCGTCGCCATTGAGCGGCTTATACCCTACGCCCGCAACAGCCGCACGCACAGCGAGGCGCAAGTGGCGCAGATCGCGGCCAGCATCCGCGAATTCGGCTTCACCAACCCGGTGCTGATCGACGCCGAGGGCGGCATCATCGCCGGCCATGGCCGGGTGATGGCCGCGCGCACCATTGGCTTGGCCGAGGTACCCTGCATCCGCCTGGGCTATCTCACCGACACGCAGAAACGCGCCTACGTCATCGCCGACAACAAACTGGCGCTGAACGCCGGCTGGGATGAGGCGATGCTGGCGCTGGAATTCCGCGACCTGATGGAGGCCGGATACGACGTCGGCCTGACCGGCTACGCGCTGCCAGAGATCGACGAGCTGGTGGCTGGGCTGGATGCTACGCCGAAAGGCAACACCGACCCCGACGCCACGCCGCCGTTGCAAGCCGAGGCCATCACGCGCCCTGGCGACGTGTGGGGGCTTGGGCGGCATCGGCTCATGTGCGGCGACAGCACCGACACAGGGGCGATGGCGATGTTGCTGGGGGGGGGTATGGCGGATGCTTGCTGGACAGACCCGCCCTACAACGTCGCGTATGGCGACAAAGCCGAGATGCTCAACAACTACGGCGGCAAGGGGCACAGAAACACGTCACGCATTCTCAACGACGACATGCCAGACGCCGACTTCAAAAAGTTTCTTGGAGGATTCTACCGGGCCGCGCATTCGGTGATGCGCCCTGGCGCGGCGATCTATGTCGCGCACGCGGAAACCGAGCGGACGAATTTTACGCAGCAGTTTTTATCGGCCGGTTTCAAATTGTCGGGCGTCGTCATCTGGCGCAAGGACACCCTGGTGTTGGGGCGCTCGGATTACCAGTGGATCCACGAGCCGATCCTGTACGGATGGAAAGAGGGCGGCGCGCACAAGTTTTACGGCGGCCGGGCACAGACCACGGTCAACGATCTAGGGGCCAGCGGATCCCCGTTTGTTTTGCGGCCGGACGGGAAGTGGCAGATAACCATCGGCGAGGAAACGATGATTGTTGCCGGCGACGCAAAGGTGGATTGGGTCGAGGACTCAATCATGCGTGAATTGAAGCCAAAGCGGAACGACATCCACCCGACCATGAAGCCGGTGGCTTTGATTGAGCGTTTGCTGAAAAACTCAGCCCGACCAGGTCAGGTCGTGCTCGACCCGTTTGGCGGAAGCGGATCCACAATGATCGCCGCAGAGCAGCTCGGAATGTCTGCGCGGCTGATGGAGCTGTCGCAAAACTACTGCGACGTGATCATCCGTCGCTGGCAGCAATTCACCGGAAAGACCGCCGTCCACGCCGTTACTGGCGCCGCCTTCCCCGGATAAATGGCCTCCCTCGCCGACCTTCAAACCGAACGCGAAACCCTGCGCGCCGCGCAGGCCAAAGCCGATTTTGAAGCCGCCCACGCCCAAACCTGCAGCCAGCCTGACCTGATCGCCGCCGGTGCGGCGGTGCGGGCGGTGCTGCTGGACGCGATCGACAGCATGGCCGCGCGCTTTTTGGACGCCATCCGTGGCGAGCGGGACGAAACGCGGGTGCATTACCTGATGTCGGATGCCGCGCACGACCTGCTCGGCACCATCGGCGAAACCGCGGCGAAGGTATCGACGTCGCTGCCCATCGTCGGCGAGCGCGTTAAGCGTGGCGTCAAGCCGCGCGACCTGCTTACCGTGTCGCAATGGGCCGATCGCCACCGCGAGCTGAAGTCCGGCACCAACGCGCCGGGGCGCTGGCATACCGCGCTGACGCCCTACCTCGAGGAAATCATGGATTCCCTGTCCGAGCATTCGGCGGTGCGGCAGGTGACGTTCATCAAATCGTCCGGCGTCGGCGGCACCGAGGTCATATTCAACTGGATCGGCTACATCATGCAGCACCTGGCCAACAAGGATCTGCTGGTAGTGATGCCGACCCTCGAGCTGCGCGACCGATCTTTTAACCCGCGCCTGGCCAAGATGCTGGACGAATCCGCCGGCCTGGCCGATCTGGTAAATACCGCCAGCCGCAACAAGGCCAACCGCGGCGACCTGCTCGAATACGGCGCCCGCGCCCGCGTCATCAAGGCCGGATCGAATTCGCCCGACAGCCTGCGCTCGGACCACCTGCCCTACGTGATCTGCGACGAGGTCGATGCCTTCCCGTGGGACGTCGGCGGCGAGGGCGACCCGATGACGCTGATCGAAAACCGGCAGCGCACCTATTCGCGTGCCAAGACCTACCTGGTCAGCACGCCGACCATCGCCGGCGCCTCGCGCATCGATCTGCAGTACCAGCGCAGCGACCGGCGCCGCTACCATGTGCCGTGCCCGCATTGCGGCGAGCTGCAGCACCTGGAATTCGGCGGCAAAGACAAGCCGCACGGCCTGAAATGGCGCACCGCGCCCAAGGCCGACGATGATCACGGCCTGGCGCAGGTGGTGTCCGCCTGGTACGTCTGCCGCGAGTGTGGCGCCGAGATCGACGAAGGCCACAAGGCCGACATGCTGTCCGCCGGGCGCTGGATCGCCGAGCGGCCCGCCATCCGCCACCATCGCGGCTACCACCTCAATGCCCTGTATGCGCCGGTCGGCCTTGGCCTCAACTGGCGCGCCGTGGCGCAAAAGTGGATCGACAGCCAGGGCGACACCGCCGAGCTGAAGGGCTTTGTGAACACCTACCTTGGCGAAGTGTGGAAAGAGCAGGGCGACAGCATCGAGGACATCAGCCTGATTTCGCGCTGCGAGGACTACCCCGAGAACCTGCGCGCCACGCACATCGCCCTGATCACCAGCTTCACCGACGTGCAAAAAGACCGGCTCGAGACCACCATCGTCGGCTGGGGGCCGGGCGAGGAAGCCTGGGTGCTCGACCACGAAATCCACCCCGGCGACACCGCGCGCCCCGAGTGCTGGGAGGATCTGGACGGCTACCTGCGCGCCGAGGGCGTGCAGGTAGCCGGCATCGACGCCGGCTACAACACCAGCATGGTGCAGGCGTTTGTCGAAAAGCGTCGCTGGTGCGTCGCCACCAAGGGCGTCGCCGGGCTGGGCCGGCCGCTGATCGAAGACCGAAAGAAGCGCCTGCAGCGCCTGCGCACCCGGCGCAAGAAAGGCCAGCCGCTCGAGCCGCTGGGCGTCGATCAGGGCAAGGCGCTGGTGTATGCGCGCTGCAAGCTGCTGGCGCCGGGGCCGGGCTATATCCATTTTCCGCGAAGCGCGGCATTTGACGACGAATGGTTCGCCCAGCTGGCGGCCGAAAAGCTGGTCACCAAGATCAAGGGAACGCGGCCGTTTCAAGAGTGGGTGCAAACCCGCCCGCGCAACGAAGCGCTGGACTGCATGGTCGGCAACCTGGCGATGATGCGCTTGAGTGGTAGTTCGCTGGTGGCGGAAGTCGGCGCTGGAGATACGGCGATGCAGCAGCTCGTCGCCGCCAACGCCAAAGCAAAACCCAAACCCCGCCACCCCGGCGGCTTCGTGAAAGGCTGGAAAGCATGAGCACCTGGTTCTCGGAATACCGTGTCCGCATCCTGGCCGAACGCATAGCGCCGCGCATCGCGCCAAAGGTCGAGGCCGCGCTGCTGGCCTGCATCCGGGATGAGCTGCCCGGCATGCTGATGGAAGAACTCAGAAACGAGATCCCCGACTACACCCCAAAGCTAAGCAACTCGGTATCCCTGCGCCGCACGCGCGACAACCTGATCCGTGCGCGCTACAACGGCAGCAACTCGACAGAGCTTGCGCACCAGTTCGGCCTGTCGGTGCGCCACATCCGTAACATTGTGGGCGTGCGGAAATCATCCCCCTGAACATTTCCGCCTGAGCCGAGCAAAGTGCGAGCATGACTGCTCCCGTCCCAACTACTGAGCCGGCCTCCGTCGTTGCCGGCGATACCCTGACCTGGAAGCGTTCACTGTCAGATTACCCGGCCACGACCTGGACGCTCAAATACCGCCTTATTAACAGCGCCGGAAAGTTCGACATCACCGCAGCCGCATCTGGCACAGATCACCTGGTGACGGTCATCAGCACCACGTCGGCGACCTATACCGCCGGCGATTACACATGGACCGCCTGGGTTGAAAAAACCGGCGAGCGGGTTACCGTCGGCAGCGGCACCATCACCATCAAGCCGAACATCGCCGCCCTGAACACACTGGACGGTCGTACCGAGGCCGCCAAGATCCTCGACCAACTGATGGCGGCGTACACCAGCTACACCGCCAGCAACGGCCATGTCGCCGAGTACGAAATCGCAGGGCGGCGCATGAAATACCGCAGTGCCGCCGAAATCCTGACGCAGATCAACTTATGGGAGGCCCGCGTGGCATCCGAAAAACGTGCTGAACGCATCGCCTCCGGCCTGAGTGCAGGCAACAAAGTGCTGGTGAGATTCTGATGCGCTGGCTGGATCGAATGCTTGGCCGCGCACCGGCCGGGCCTGTCATCGCGCCGCCATCGAAGCGCGCCGAAGCCCTGATCTCCGCCACTCTCAAGGCGCAGGCGCGCAACTTTGAGTCGGCCATGTCCGACCGCCTCACTGCGTCATGGAAATCGCCGGCGCTCACCGCCAACGAAGAAATCCGCAACGCGCTGGAAACCACCCGCAACCGCGCCCGCGACCTGGCCAAAAACAACGAATTCGCCCGCAAGTATCTGCAGCTGGTGGTCGCCAACGTCGTCGGCCCGTCGGGATTCGCCTTGCAGTGCCTGGCCGCCGAAGCCGGAAAGCCCGACACCGTCGCGCGCAACCTGATCGAGGCCGGCTTCGCGCAGTGGGGCCGCCGCGGTGTGTGCGAGATCAGCGGCCGCTTCTCCTTTGCCGACGTGGAGCGAGCCGTGATCGAAACCTGGGCGCGCGACGGCGAGGCCCTGGTGCTGCAGCTCACCGGCCGCGAAGCTGGCAACGGCTGGGGCTACGGCCTGCGCCTGCTCGAGGTGGAGCGCCTGCCGGTGCAGTATTGCAAGGATCTGCAAAACGGCGCGCAGGCCATCATGGGCGTCGAAGTCGACGACCTCAACCGACCCGTCGCCTACTGGCTCAACCTCGGCCGGCTGGCCTCGGCAGGCTATGCGCCGCAGGCCACGCTCACACGCGTGCCGGCCGACCAGGTGCTGCACGTCTATAAACCCTACCGGCCCGAGCAGGTCCGCGGCTTCCCCAGCATGCACGCCGTTATCTCCGGCCTGAAAATGCTGGACGGCTACGAAGAAGCCGCGATCGTGGCTGCCCGCACCGGCGCCGCCAAGATGGGATTTTTTACCAGCCCCGACGGCGATGGCGCCGCGCTTGGCGACGATAAAGACGACGACGGCAACTTCATCACCGACGCCGATCCGGGCACCTTCAACGTCCTGCCCAAGGGCTACGGCTTCGAGAGCTTCAACCCCGACTACCCACACGCGAACTACCAGGCATTCATGAAAACCCGCCTGCGCTCCATCGCATCGGGCCTTGGCGTCACCTACCACGGCCTGGCCAACGATCTGGAAGGCGTAAATTTCAGCAGCATCCGCAGCGGCACGCTGGAGGAACGCGACGCCTGGATGGTGCTGCAAAACTGGTTTGCCGAGTCCTTCATGCGCCCGGTCTATCGCGGCTGGCTGCTGCACGCCCTGACGCAGGGCCGGCTTGCATTCCCCTCCGGCTCGGTGCTGCCGATCCAGAAGTTCGACAAGTTTGCCGAGCATACCTGGCTTGGCCGGCGCTGGGGCTGGGTCGATCCGCTGAAGGACATCGAGGCCAGCCGCCTGGCCATCAAGTCCGGCATCGCCAGCCCGCAGATGATCGCCGCGCAGGCCGGCGTCGATGTCGAAGACGTGATCCAGGCCATTGCCGACTTCGAACAACTGGTCGCCGCCAGCGGCATCACCACCGTCAATTATGCCGATAACGCCGCGCAGCAGGCCGAACCGCCGCCGCCGGATCCAGTCGTCGGCAAGGCGCTGGCCGCATTGATGGCCCGCGCCGCCGAGCCGGCCGTGTTGCCGGCCGCGCCCACCTTCGTCATCAACAACGCTCCGCCATCGACCACCGTCAATATGGCCGAAACCCGCAACGAAATCACCGTGCATCCATCCCCGGCGCCGAGCGTGCAGGTCGATGTCGCCGCGCCGCGGGTCACGGTGGAACCGGCTGCCATCGAGGTGCGCGTCGATGCCATCATGCCCGAGCAGGCCGCGCCGGTCGTCGAAGTCAATGTAGAAATGCCGGACGAGCTGCGCATCGCCAGCCTGCCGGAGCGGGTCACCACCACCACCGTCACGCGCGACACGAATAACAACATCGCCTCGTCGAAGCAGACCGAGAAAGACGCCTGATGGCAGTCCAGGTAACCCACGCGACGCAGACCTCCAAGCCGAACGACAGCAGCAAGGACGTATCCGCCAATGCCTGGAATGAAGCGCATACGATCACCGGCCTGGGTGACGCCGCCGGCAAGGACGTCGGTACCGGTGCCGACGACGTAGCGGCCGGCGACCACGCCCACGCCAGCCTGCCTGGGCTGGAGCTTACCGACAACCTGGTGCTGCCGAAAACATCCGGCAAGGGCATCCTGATCGACGACACTTACGGCTGGCGCGACCTGCTCGGCCCGATCAACATCCGCGATACCGCCTCCGTGCTGAATCCCGGTTACAACGTCTACCGTGGCGGGATTCGCGGCTACCAGTTCGCGGTCAACGATGAATGTTTTATCGAGTTTCACCTACCGCACGACTACGCGCCAGGCACCGACCTGCACATCCATGCCCACTGGTCGCACATCGCCACCACCGTCACCGGCGGCTCGGTCACCTGGGGCTTTGAAGTTACCTATGCCAAAGGCCACCAGCAGGCCCCATTCCGGGCGCCGGTTACCGCCAGCGTGCTGCAATCGGCCAGCGCTACGAAATACCAGCACATGATCGCCGAAACGCAAATGTCTGCCGCCTCGCCGTCGATCGCCCAGCTCGACACCGACGACATCGAGGTCGACGGCCTGATCCTGGTGCGTGCTTTCCTGCAGGCCAATGCCATGACCGTCTCTGGCGGTGGCGTGCCCGAGCCATTCCTGCACATGGTCGATATTCACTACCAGTCCACCGGCGTACCGACCAAGAACAAGGCGCCGAACTTCTACACCTGACCCTGCCCATGGGCCGCCTGTTTGACCGCGCGATTTACGACTCGCGCATCTTCGATACCGGAATCAGCGAGGGCAGCTGCGTATTCGATCCGGCCATATTCGACCACGGCATCTTCGCTGTATGCCTGCCATCCGGCGGCATTCCGCAGCCATGGCCGAAACCAGAAAAACCGCGCCCGCCGCCGGACCTGCGGCGCGAGAACGACGAAGCCTTCTGCATCGCGGCACTTTGGTAGCGGTTTAGGAAATGCTCCCCCTGAACATTTCCGCGCATGGCCGGCAAAGTGCGGCCCATGACCAAAGGAACCGCCCCATGAGTGAAACCCGCAAGATCAAGACCGGCACCCTGCATCGCAGCGCCAGTTTCGATCGCGCCGCGATCAACGAAGAATCGCGCACCGTCGATCTGGCCTTCTCCAGCGAGGAACCCTACGGACGCTGGTTCGGCACCGAGATCCTCGACCACGACAAGAAATCCATCCGCCTTGGCCGCCTGAAGAACGGCGGCCCGCTCTTGCTGGACCACGATGCCCGCAGCCATGTGGGCGTCATTGAACGTGTGGACATCGGCCCGGATCGCGTCGGACGCGCCGTGGTGCGTTTCGGAAGAAGCGCCGCCGCCGAAGAAGCGTTCAACGATGTCAAGGATGGCATCCGCCAGCACGTCAGCGTCGGCTACCGGGTGCACAAGATGCGCCTGGAAGAAGAAGGCGAAGACGGCGCCGACTCCGTCTATCGCGTCACCGATTGGGAACCGCTCGAAGTTTCCATCGTCGCCGTGCCGGCCGACGCCACCGTCGGCATCGGTCGCGCCGACGAGTCCGCCGACTTTGAAACCGAAATCGAGGGCGAGGCCATCCCGGCGCAGCCCGCTGCAGCCCCCCCCGACCTTTCCATAAGGAGCAACACCATGAACACCGCCACCGATTCCGCCGTCCTCGAAGCCCAATTCCGCGCCGACGCACAAAAGGCCGAGCGCGCCCGCACCAACGACATCGCCGCCCTGGGCGAGGCCCACGCCAAGCGCGGTGGCGACAAGCTCGCCATGCAGTTCATCCGCGACGGCAAGAGCGTCGACGAATTCCGCGCCGCCCTGCTCGATCTGGCCGCCGCTGCGCCGCAGACCGACGTGATCGACCTCTCGGCCAAGGAAGTCAAGCAGTACAGCTATGTCCGCGCCCTCGCTGCCGCCCTGGCGCGCGCCGAAGGCCAGAACGTGTCCGGCTTCGAGGTCGATATTTCGCAGGAGATCGAGCGCGGCATGCCTGCGAACACCAAGCGCAACGGCGGCATCTTCGTCCCGCTGCAGCTACAGCGCACGGCCATCGCCGAAGCCCTCTACAACACCAGCGGCAAGGGCGCCTCGACCGTATTCACGCAGGCCGGAGAATTCATCGACATGCTGCGCAACGCCTCGGTGTCCGTCGGCCTTGGCGCCCGCGTCATGTCCGGCCTGACCGGCCCGGTCAGCTTCCCCTCGCAGACAGCCGGCGCCACCGCCTACTGGATGCCGGAGAACGACGGCACCGACGTCACCGCCAGCAACGCCACGCTGTCCAACGTCAGCCTGTCGCCCAAGACCCTGCAGGGCACGACCGCATTCAGCCGCCAGTTGATGGCGCAGTCCAGCATGGACGTCGAAGCCTTCATCCGCGGCGATCTGGCCGCCGCCCACGCCCTGGCCTGGGACGTCGCCGTGATGCACGGCACCGGCAGCAACAACCAGCCCACCGGCATCTACACCGCGGGCAGCGTCAACGCGGTCGCCATGGGCGGCGTGCCCACCTTCGGCAAGCTGGTCGACATGGTCACCGAAGTCCTCAAGGACAACGCCCTGAACGGCTCGCTGGCCTTCGCCACCACACCCGGCATGGCCGGCAAGCTGGCGCAGACCGTCGTGGCGGCTTCCACCGACACCCGCATGATCTGGTCCGGCGCCCTGGACAACGGCAACCTCGCCGGCTACAAGGCGATCGCCAGCAACCAGGTCAGCGCCGTCCTGGGCGGCGGCTCCGAACACGGCCTGATCTTCGGCAACTGGTCGGAGGCCATGATCGGCATGTGGGGCGCGCTCGAGCTGGTAGTCGATCCTTACAGCAAAAAGAAGCAGGGCATGATCGAGGTGACCAGCTTCCAGCTCTGCGACGTGGCCCTGCGCCATGTTGGCAGCTTCTGCAAGGCCACCGGCGCGACGATCGCCTGATTACCATGACCCGCGTCCGCTTCCTGCGCGGCACGGCCCTGGGCGGCGTCGGCAACGACGCCGCCCCAGGCGACGAGCGCGACCTGCCCCACACGCAGGCTGCCGCGCTGGTGGCCACGCACCGTGCCGTATTGGTTACAGAAGCGCCCCACGACACCCCGCCCGCGACAGCAGTCACGGCCACCCCGGCCGCCGGCGTCACGCGCAAGAAAGGCAAATAAATGGACATCATCGGCGATTCGACCCTCACCACCCTCAAGGCGCCAGGCGCCGTTGCCGCCGACGCTAGTACCGCCGGCGTCGACTGTCGCAGCCTGATCGGTCAGGGCGCGATCATCCTCACCGCGCTCAATACCGCCGGCACCAACCCAACGATGGCCATCAAGCTGCAGGGCACGCAAGACGCCGACGTGGTCACCAGCGTCACTCCGGGCACAAACGCCGGAAACGGCACCTGCACGCAGGTCTATGGCGGTCCCGATGCCGTCGCCGAAGACATCACTCTGACATTTTCCAATGCCACGACCGCCGCCGTCGTCGGTGCCGTGAGCGGGGCGCGTGGCAACGCCACGGTCGGCACACTGTTCTCCGACGCCGTGGTGGAATTTATGCTTACCAGCGGATCGGCCGCCTTCGAGTCCGGTGATACCTTCGTCATCGTCACTACGGCGCGCACGTATGCCGACGTCGCCGGCGGCGACTTTACCAGCCTCACCGGCGCCAACCAGGCCAGCATCCAGAAGAAGTCCATCAACTTCGACCAGGCGCCGCGCTACCTGCGGGTGAACTTCGACATCGGTGGCACCGTGTCGCCATCCTACACCCTCGCCGTGGCCGCGCAAAGCCTGACGAACTAATGGCCTTCGTTGAAGATACCGCGCCACTCCTTGCTGACTTCGGCGTCGCCGCCACGGTCGGCGGGGTATCGCTGACCGGTATTTTCGACAACGCCTATGCCGACCCGTTCGGCATAGTGGCCAGCGCCTCCCCCGTGCTGCTGATCGTCTCATCGGCGGCACCTTCTGCCGCCGTCGGCAACACCGTTGTCGTCGGCGGCATTACTTACACCATCGCCGAGATCCAGCCCGATGGCACCGGCATGACCCGCCTGATGCTTAAAACCGCATGACCATCCGCGAATCCATCCTCGCCGCCTTCGCCACGCAGCTCGCCAGCGTCGCCTCGGGCCGCGTCTATCGCAGCCGGCGCGAGCAGCTGCCCACGCTGCCCGCCGTCATCATCGAGCCCGCCGCCGCGCGCAGCGAGGAAATCGCGCTTGGCGCCATGGATCACGAATTGACCGTGTCGGTCGCCGTGTTTGCCAAGGGCGACACGCCAGACAACGCCGCCGATTCCACCCTGCTGGCCGCGCATACCGCGCTGATTGCCGACCGCAGCCTAGGGCTGGGCAATGGCATCACCCTGCTGCCGGATTTCGAGTCCGACTGGAGCTTTGAAGACTACGACCACGTCCGCGCGGAACACCGCTACCGCGTCACCTACCGCACCACCGGCAACGATTTCTAAGGAGCTACCATGCCCGCGCTCACCCCACGCTATGTCCGCAACTCAGCGATTCTGGCCAAGACCGAAACCACCTACGGCTCTGACCCAACGCCCACCGGCCTCTCCAATGCCATTCTGGTCAGCAACCTGTCGATCACGCCGCTGAACGCGCAAAACGTCAGCCGCGACCTGATCCGCGGCTTTTTCGGCGGGTCCGAGCAGCTCGTCGGCAACGCTTACGTCGAATGCGCGTTTGACGTCGAATTGTCCGGCAGCGGCACCGCCGGCACCGCACCAGCCTATGGACCACTGCTGATCGGCTGCGGCATGGCGGAGACTGTCACCGCGAGTTACCACGTTGTCTATGACCCGATCAGCGCCAGCCAGAAAGGCACTACGATCTGGTACTACGTGGATGGCGTCAAGCACATCCTGAACGGCGCGCGCGGCACGGTCAGCTTCAAGATGGGCCTGGGCGAGCGCCCGGTGATGTCCTTCCGCTTCATCGGCCTAGACGGCGGCGTCAGCGCCACCGCGCTGCCTAGCCAGACGCTCACCGCCTTCAAGGCGCCGATCGCCATCACCGACAGCAACACCAGCGACTTCACCCTGGGCAGCACACTCACCCTTGGCAGCCAGATCCCGGCAATCACCGGCGGTACCGTGTATCCATCGCGCGGGCTTTCCGTTGATCTTGGCAACACGCTGCAGCATGTGCCGCTGCTCGGTGGCGAATCGGTCGACATCACCAACCGCGAAACCGTCGGCAAGGTCAGCCTGGACCTCACCGCCGCGCAGCAGGCCAGCTTCCACACCGACATCAAAGCCAACACCACCACCACCGCAACATTCCTGCACGGAACCACCGCCGGCTACAAGGTGATCCTGTCCAGCCTGGTGGTTCAGCGCATCAACCCGGTCTACAGCGAGTACAGCGGGCGCGTGATGACCGACATGGATCTGCGCTTCCTGCCCAGCAGCGGCAACGATGAAATCAAGCTGGTGGTGTTCTGATGATCAAGCTGGTGCCAGATCCCACCTTCAAGGCGCGGGTGCCCTTCACGGTGCCGGGCGCCACCGAGCCCGCGATCATCGAGATCGAATTCGCGCACCGCTCGCCTGTCGCGCTGGATGCATGGTGGCAATCGGCCAAAGGGCGCCCGGTCGCCACGGGCATGGTGGAGGTCATAAAAGGCTGGTCCGGCGTGGTGGATGAAACCGGCGCCGAGGTGCCCTACAGCCCCGCCGCGCTTGCGCAATTCATCGGCAACAGCAGCACGCGCGGCGAGGAACTGCTGCGCGCCTACCTGAAAGAGCTGACCGAAAGCCGACTAAAAAACTGATGGAGGCTGCCCGCCGCCTGGTCAAAGGCGACGCCGGCAGCCCGATCAACGACGAAGCGCTGGCCGCCTTCGGTCTGGTGCAGGTAGGTGAAGAACCAGACCGCCATTTCGGGGTCTGGCCGGAAAACTGGAAGACGGTCGAGGTATTCGGGGCGATGGGGACTCAATGGAACGCGGTCGGCATGGGTGGCGTGGTCGGGCTGCGCTATGAATCGCTGCCGGCCGTCATGCGCTATTGCGCCGTGCCGCCCGCGGATCGGGCCCACGTATTCCATGGCCTGCGCACCATGGAGCGCGCCGCCCTCGAGGTGATCAATGGCCGCTAACGACACCAAGATCGTCATCACCGCCGAAGACCGCGCCACCGCGGTATTCGGCAAGATGCAGCAGTCGCTCGGCTCGCTGACGGCATCCATGCCGGCGCTCGGCGCGGCGCTGTCGGCCGGCGGCTTTTCGGCCATGATCAAGGGCACCATCGACGCCGCCGACAATCTCAACGACCTGTCGCAGCGGATCGGCATCGGCATCAAGGACCTCGGCGGCTGGACGCTGGCGGCCAACCAGTCCGGCACCAGCATCGAATCGGTGGCCAAGGGCGTCAAAGGCCTGTCGACCTACATGGTCGAGCATAGCGACAAACTGCGCGCCGCCGGCATCACTGCCACCGATGCCAACGGCGCCATGGTGCAGCTGGCCGACCTGTTCGCCAGCATGCCCGATGGCGTCGAAAAGACGGCGCTGGCCGTGCAGCTGTTCGGCAAGGCCGGCATGGACATGATCCCCATGCTGAACCAGGGCAGCCGGGGCCTGGCCGAAGCGCAGGAAAAGGCCGCGGAATACGGCCAGCGCATGGCGGAACTGGCGCCGGATGCCGATCGCTTTAATGATCAGATCGCAGAAATGGCGCTGCACTCCAAGGCGCTTGGCATCAACGTCACGCAATACGTGATCGGCCCGCTGAACAACATGGCCGAGGCGCTGAACAACCTGGCCTCCGGCGGCGCAAAAGCCGAGAAGCAAATGGCCTGGCTGGCTGATCATGGGCACCCGATCGCCAAGGCGGTGATGGCCTGGTCCGGCGTATTCAAAAGCATGGGCCTCGGCGAAACCCGCAGCCAGGGCTACACCGGGCCCAAAAACGCCGCCGGGCTGCCAGCAAGCGAGGAAGAATTGTTCTCCGCGGCCACCGACGCCTATGAAGCGCAGCGCGGATCGCGCGCCCGCGCCGCCGGCCTGCTCGACAAATCCAAGGCCGGCAGCGCCGGCGCCGCCGCGAAATACAAGCGCGGCTTCGACCCCGAAGCCGACTTCTGGTTCGCCGTCGAGGAAGCCCAGCGCAAGGCCGCCAAGGCGACGATGGACGCCAACGACAAGGAAATGGAAGCCCTCGAGAAAAAGCGCATCGCCATGGAAGAAATGGCCGAGAAGCGCATGGAGACCAATCGCATTGAAATGGAAGGCGAAGAAGCCATCCGCGAATCACTCGAAAAAACCAGCAAGGTCGGCAAGGATGGCTTTGTTGACCTGACCAACGCCATCGAATCGTGGGGCAACAAGGCCGCCGACACTTTCGCCGAGTTTGCGGTGACCGGCAAGGCATCGTTCGGTGACCTGGTTAATTCGATGCTTATGGACATCGCCCGGCTGCAGGCCAAGCAGATGCTCGACCCGATCACCAAGGGCGCCAGCAGCTGGCTAAGTGGTGCGTTGAGCGGTAGCTTTGGCGGCCTGTTCGGCGGCGGCGGATCTGCCGGCGGCGAGTGGGACTTCGGCCCGGCCGCGCCCGACATGAGTGGCTTTAGCTTCGCCGGCGGCGGCTACACCGGTGGCGGCTCGCGCTCGGGCGGTCTCGACGGCCAGGGCGGCTTCATGGCCATGCTGCACCCGCAGGAGACGGTTATCGACCACGCGCGCGGCGGCGGCTCGGGCGCGCCCAATGTCGCGGTAAACATCATCAACCAGAGTGGCCAGCCGGTCACGGGCAAGCAACAGGGCGCCCCATCGTTTGACGGTAGCAATTGGGTGATCTCGGTGGTAATGGAAGCCGCCGGCAGCAACCCAGGCTTTCGCGCCGCGATGGGGTTAGGCCGATAGCATGGCCGCCTTCCCGACCCTGACGCGCGGGCCGATCTACCCGCTTTCGCCGGATGGTGATCTTGAGGATGCCGCGCTGCGCAGCGACTTCACCGCCGGCTACGAGCAGACCCGCCCAAAATTCACTCGCGCCCGGCGCAGCTTTGGCCTTAGCTACCGGCTGGAGGATGCCGATGTCGCCACCTTGCGCGCCTTCGAGCTAACCACGCTGGTGAACGGGTCGGACGCATTTGTCTGGACGCACCCGCTGCGCGCCACCAGCCACACCGTGCGCCTGACAGCGCCAATCAAGTACGGCAAATCATCGTTCGGCCTGACAGACGTCAGCTTTACCATCCGGGAGGTCTGATCGTGCTGAACCTTCCACTCGCACTGCGCATCGAAAAAAACAAGCTGGTCTCCACCGCGCCGTGGCTGCTGCTGCTCGATGTGACCCTGCCGGATGCTACGCACATCCGGCTGGCGCGCAATACCGACGACGTGGTGTTTGGCGGCAACACCTACACCGCCTTCGCCTTCGAGCTGGACGAGGTCAAGACCGGCGGCGATGGCCGCATCCAGGGTGTGGGCCTGCGCGTGGCCAACCCGGCGCGGGCGCTGCAGCCCTACCTTGAGGCATACGAAGGCCTGATCGGCTGTGCCGTCACGCTGGCCGTGGTACATGCCGCCAACCTGGCAGAAGACTACACCGAGCTGACGCTATCGTGGGAGATTCTGGCCGCGCAGCCGGATGCCAACTGGATCAATTTTACGCTGGGCGCCATGAACCCGCTGCGGCGCCGCTTTCCGCTGCTGATGGCGGCGCCGCGCTCGTGCCACTGGATGTACAAGGGGGCCGAGTGCGCCTCGACGAACGTCGCCACCACTTGCGCCCGCACGCTGGATGCGTGCCGCACGCTGGGCAATTCGCACCGCTTTGGCGGGCGCCCAGGCGTCGCCGGCGCACCAAGGTTTTCTTCGCGATGAAGCATATCGAACCCAACCTGGGCGACCTGGTTTTTTCCGACTACGCCGCCGGTGGGCGTGGCGCGGGTAAATATGACTGCTTTGGGCTATTTGCCGAGGTCTGTCGGCGGCGCGGTGTTGCCGTGCCGGCGCACCCGACGCCGGATGATCTCGGCCTGCGTGAGGCGGCGATACTCGATGGTGCTGCGCACTGGGTGCCGCTGATCAAGCCCGAGCCGTGGTGCGGCGTCGCCTTTCGCATCGGCCCCTTTGTGGCGCACATGGGCGTAGTGCTGGAAGACTGCGAGCAGTTCATTCACGCCGACCGCAAGATCGGCATCACCATCGATCGGCTCGACAGCCCGCGCTGGGCGCGGCGCATTGCGGGGTTTTACCGTGCGCCCTGATCAGGTAATCATCAACCCGCCGACAGCGCTGGACCCGGTGCGCCTGATCGTCGTGCGTAATCCGTTCGATCGGCGCGAGCGCGATGAGCGGCTGATCGCCGTGCCGTCAGCGCCGACTATCGAGGCGCTGGTCGGTGAATACCTGCCCGCTGGCACCAGTGACGGCGCCAGTAATGGCACTGAGTTGGTGGTGTCGGTCAATGGCGAAGTTGTGCCGCGCGACGCCTGGGCCAGCCGCACCATCACCGCCGGCGACCAGATGATAGCCATGCCGGTAGTGCATGGCGGCGACAACGGAATTCTCGGCGCCGTGCTGTCCGTGGCGTTGATGGTGGTGGCGCCAGGCATTGGCGCTGCCATTGCTTCGTCGATGGGGCTTGGCGCCATTGCCACCATCGGCAGCTTTACGCTCACCTGGGGCACGGTGATCGGCGTTGGCGTCAGCATGCTCGGCTCGGCCCTGATCGGCTCGCTCACCGCGCCGGATCATCCGCAACTACCATCTGCCGCGCCCCTGCAGTCGTATGACGCCAGCCCGTCCTATTCCTGGCAGCCGGTCACCACGCAAGAGCCCGGCGGCGTCGTGGCCCGCGCCTATGGCCGCGTCAAGCTGCATGGCAACATCATTGCCGGCTATATCGAAAACACCGGCGACACCGGAGCCAAGCAGGTGGCGCATGTGCTGATCGACCTTGGCCTTGGCCCTTATGCGGCGCTGACTGATTTCAAAATCAACGACCAGGCGCTGGCCAACTATGCCGGGGTAACCTTGATCGAGCGGCTTGGCGAACTGGATCAGGAGCTCATCCCCGACTTTTCCGATACGCGCCTGACGCGCCAGATCGGCGCCAAAGTCGTCAAGGACTCCCCTGTAACCAGAGCCACGGTCGGAAACGATTACGACGCCCTTGATGTCGTGGTGGTATTCCCCCAGGGCCTGTTTTACGCAAACGACTCGGGCGGCCTGTCAACGCATACCGTGGATTTCACCATCGAGGTGTCCGTGGATGGCGGCCGGACATGGTATCAGGCGGCCACGCGCGTTTATGAAACCACGACACTCACCAGTGCAGGCGTCTGGACTCTCGGCCGATGGGCCGCCGATCGCCCGGATGTCTGGATTGAGCGTGAGCGCGGCAGCACCGTGCGCACCGATCACACCGAAGGCGAGCTGCAATACAACGACTTTTTCGGGCAGTACCACCTGTGGCACTGGGTAACCGGAACCATCACGCTGCGCGTCAATGCGCTGGTTGGCTGGACCGTTTCTGCCGCCAGCCAGCAACCGATCCGCAAGACCCTCAACATCCCCCGCCTGCGGCGCGGCACCACGTATCAGGTGCGCGTCACCAACCTTACCACCGACCAGACCAGCAACCGCTACGGCGACGACATGTATCTCGCCGAAATCAACGAGATCCTCTACGACGATTTCCAGTACCCACGCACCGCGCTGGTTGGCATCAAGGCGCTGGCCACCGATCAGCTTTCGGGCGGCATCCAGTTCTCCTGCCTGGCGGATACCGCCATCGTCCGCGTCTGGAACGGCACGGCTTGGTCGGCCAGCTTTAGCCGCAACCCGGCATGGATCTGCTGGGACATCCTGACGCAGCCGGTGTTCGACAACAACCACGCCGTGGTGCGCTACGACGGGCTGGACCCCTCGCGCCTTAATCTTTCCGCCTTTTACGCCTGGGCGCAGTGGTGCGATGCCGACGTGCCTGGCCCGGCCGGCATGGAGCCCCGCTGCCAGTTCGACGGCATCTTCGACACGCCAACGTCGGCCTGGGAAGCCGCGCTTGAGGTTGCCGCCAGTGCCCGCGCCACGGTATTGATGCGCGGCACCACCGTCACCGTGGTATGGGATCGCGCCCGCACTCTGCCGGCGCAGGTATTCAGCGTTGGCAATACGCTGGCCGACTCTTTCAAGGAAACCTTCCTGCCGATGCAGGACCGCGCTGGCGCCATCGAAGTCGAATTCATGAACGCCGCCGACGATCACGTGCGCGACAAGATCGTCGTCGTCAATTCCGGTGTGGTCGAGGCCGCTGCAGAGCGTGTGCAGTTTTCCAATCGCGGCATCCGCCGCGCCTCGCAAGCCTGGCGCGAAGCCATGTTCCGCCTGAAGCGCAACGAGCTGCTGCGCCGCACGGCAGAAATCAGCGTGGAAATCGACGCCCTGGCCTGTGAAGTCGGCGACATGATCTACGTGCAGGATGATGTCGCGCGCTGGGGTGAAGGCGGGCGCATCATCAGCGGCACCACCACCACGCTGGCGCTGGACAAAGAGGTCGCGCTGGTGGGCGGCACCGCCTATACCGTCACGCTGCGCATGGCCGACGACACCATCGCCACGCGCTCGATCACCACACCGCCCGGCACCGTCAGCAGCATCACCGTCAGCAGCGCATTCCCGGCCACGCCAGCAGCGCATGACGTGTGGGCCATTGCCACCACGGACCGCACCATCAAGCCATTTATTGTGATCGCCGTCAGCCGCGATGGCGACCAGCGCGCCACGCTCTCGCTGATCGAATACAACGCCAGCCTGTACGGCATCGACGCTGGCGCGGCCACTATCCCCACCGCTGATGTCTCCTGGCGACCGGCGGCTACGGTATCGGGCCTGACGCTGCGTGAAGGCATGTTCCGCGCCGCGGACGGCGCCATTGTGGTGTACATCGACGTGCATTTCGACAAATCGGCCGATTGCCGGGCGGGCCGCGTCAGCGTCGCCGGCTGGGCCGATGAAGACGCAACGGCCGGGTATCGGCGCCTGATCGGCGCAGTATCCGGCGAGACCTACACCGTACAGGTGGCACCAGTCGACCACCTGGGCCGGCTTGCTGCGCCCGCTACATGGCAGACCGCCAGCATTGCCGTGGTGGGCAAGCTCGCACCGCCGGCCGATGTGCCCTGGTTCTCAATCGAAGGCACAACCGTATCATGGGGCGCCGTATCCGATGTGGACGTGGCTGGCTACCGCCTGCGCTGGATACCAGGAACCTCGACCGACTGGGGGCAGGCACAGCCGCTGCACGAAGGCTTGGTGACCGAATCACCCTGGGGGCTGCGGATCACGCCATCAGGCGAGGCCACGCTGCTGATAAAGGCGGTCGACACCTCAGGCAACGAATCACTGGAGCCCGCTGCGATCGCGGTCAATCTTGGCGATCCGGTGGTCGCCAACATCATCGCCACGGAAGACCTGTACGCCAATGGCTTTCCCGGCCTGATCGCCGGCGCGTCGATCTCCGGCGGCGATCTGCTGGCCGACAGCACAGCGTCGATCTGGAATCCAAA